GACATATTCGAAGCGAGTGCGCGGGCGCGCGTCCGGGTTCAAACGGTGTTCTGTGTATCTTAGCATCCTATTTTTACCTCCAGTGTAAGTTTATGGAACCAGCGACCGGCTGGCACGGTTTTTCTTGTAGAGTTGTATACTTCTGGTTGAACGATTTCAATGACTTACGAACTCTATAACTCTACGTCGCAAAAACGACGGCGCGTGTTAGGCGCTGTACAGGCGTGCGCGTGACGCACGCGCACATGCGCCCGTGCGCGCGCGAGTGCGCGTAGTGGTTTATATATAAATATAGTTGTAGAGTTGTATACTTAATTGATTGGCATCCAATAAATCGCTGATATTGTTGACGAATTCGATTTCAAGAACTCTACAAGGAACTATACACGAACTGTACGTTCCTTGCACCGGCTTAAAGTTGCTGTATGCGATCGCGGCCAGCGAGACATGCATGGTAGGTACCTCGGTGTATGTTGTATACGAGCGACTTATATAGAAGCCGACCGTGTACAATCGCGGCCAGCGAGCCATGCGCCCCGACGAGTGCGCGGAGCGCATCACAAATCTTACCTCGGTGGTAAGATCCGTGGAAAAAAGAACGCGAAAAAGCCCGGCCACCCTTTCGGGTGGCCGGGCGTTTAGGTGGAAGGAAGGCGCGTGCTAGGCGGCCTTCTTGCGTGGCGCGTCATAGAAGGCGGCGGCCGCCTTCGCGTCGTGGCCATTAAGCACAGCCGCGTCGATAAATTTCTGACGCTCGGCGTCCCCCTTCAAGAGCGAGACGATCGGCGCAAGAGCGGTGGCGGCCGCCTTGTACGCTGCGGCATTGGCGGGAAACTCATCAGCCATCTTGTTTAGCTTCTTGACGATAGCATCAAGCGACTTGGTTTCATCAGTCTCGCTTGCGCTAGGCGTCAGAGCGGCGCGCGCGCCCTTTTCGGTCAGCATGTTATCCATATCGTTCGCTTGCGCTCGCGCCACCTTGATAACAGCATCATACGTCTTGATGCTGTATTCTTTGTCAGCCTTGCGCATGTCACTATCAATGCCGCGAGCGAAAGGAACGATGTCGGGGCGCATCGCGGTGGCGCGAAACACCGCGCCAACCTCTGACGTCAGTTTGGAAACCGTACCTTCCTGCATGATGTCAGCCTTGCCCAATTGGGCAGTCTGCTTTTCGTTCCACTTTTCCACCGCGTGAGCGGCAAAGTGCGAGTGTGTCACCTTGCCCTTGCCCTTCGGCGCAACGTGGCGCAATTCCTTGGCCACGTACAATTCCGCCGCCTTGGCGATAAAATCAAGCTTGGCCATAAGGCCCTTGCCAGCGGTTGCGCCTAAATCCGACAGAACCTTGTCAGCGTTATTGAAGGCGACTTCGCTATTGCTACGCTCAACCATAGGACTAAACCTTTCCAGAGGCAACATTGCCTACATACTAGGCCTAGGTATTACTGTGGCTTTACTTCAGAGGTAACTATCTATACTGCGGGCATGGGGCACGGCCTTACCACCGTGGTAAGCCAGAGCAGGGCGCGGGGAGGGCATCTGGACAGGGGGAGGGGTGGGGGGCCCAGCCTCTTTTAGGGGCTCCGTAAATAGCTGGCATGAAAAAAGTAAACGCCTACATAGACACACGCCCATAGAGTGCTAAAAAGATTGGATGCGCGCCCCTCTGATCCTTGCCTTCGTTCTTCTCGCCGCCCCTGCTCACGCCCACTGTTACTCCCACTGGGCCTACCCCTACCCCCAAAGATGTACGCACGGGGTGGACAAGGCGGCCAAGGTGGCCAAGGTGGCCAAGGTAGATCCAGCGAAGATGAAGCTGGAGCCCATGCGGACAAAGATAGAACGCCCGGTGGCCCCGCCCCCTGCGGTCATCCCGGATATACCCGTAGGCCCGCTCCCGCCGCTGCGTGAGGAAGAAGAGCACGCGCTGGCCCTGACCGCCCTCAGAAATAACCTAGCAGGGCTGCATTAACGTCTTGTAATCTTCACGGCGCTATGCTACCGACAACCACAGCCGCGCTCTGGCGGTTGAATTGGGGAGTACCAAAATGAAGAACGCCCTGCTCATGGCTGCCTCCGCAGCCATTCTCGCGTGCGCCTCCGCGCCCGCCTCCGCTGCCAACACCGCCCTCACCCTCTGGAACGCAGCCAACCCGGGCGGCGCTGAAACCGCTACCGGCACCGACAGCGCCGATCTCAACTCGTCCAGCTTCAATGGCGTCAACGTCACCTTCTCGTTCGTCGACCGGACGACCGGCCCCAACAGCCTGACCGAAGGCAACGTGTTCATCACCAACACCACCAACACCGTCCAGGTCCTGCGGATCATCGCAGGCGCTAACGGCTATTTCGGCCCCGACAACCTGTTCAACGCCTCGGGCACGATCCTCACCGCTATCGGCGGAGCGGAGCTTGCCGGCTCGTTCTTCGCCGACAACACCAACTTCCTCAACGGCTCCGGCCCGCTCACCGTCACCGGAACCGACATCGCCGACTTCGACAGCGGGCCGCTCTCCGGGCCGTTCTCGTTCTCGTCCAACGGGACGGCGGCGTTCGCCGTCGGCGCGACCTTCGGCATGGCCGAGAGCCTGACGCTCACCCTGCAGCCGTTCGCCTTCGTCGCCGTGCAGTCGATCTCGATGGACGCCGCCAACGCCGTCCCCGAGCCGCGGACCTGGGCGATGTTCGGGATCGGGTTCGGTCTCATGGCGTTGATGGGCCTCAAGCGCGGCCGCAAGAACCGCCTCGCGACGCTCTGATAATGGCTCGCGCGGAGATGTGGAACGACGGCGACGAAGACTACGACGTCAGCTACCCGCCGCCGCTCCACCCGCTGCGCGAGCTGACGACAATGATTATCGCCGCGCTCCTCGTCCTGGCCCTGGCGGGCTGGGGAGTGTCGGCCCTCTGGGGACTGTTCAAATGAAAATCAGCACCATCGCTTTCACGGCCGCCTGCGCGGGCGCGCTTGCCGGCTTCGCCGTCAACGACGCTCGCGCTGCCGGTTCCGGCACTCTGGCCGACCCGATCACCTCCGGCTGCGACGCTTCCGGCTCGTTCTGCATCCTGCCCGGCGGGCCCGACGCCGACGACGTGAAGATGTTCCTCGACAACGACAAGAACACCGACACCTTCTTTGGCTCGACCACCGGCAATGGCTCGCACTTCACCGACACCATCAAGATCAACACGATGGGGTTTGTCGACACGTCGAGCGGCTTCGCCACCATCAAGCCCATAAAAGACGGCTTGCTCACCGACGCCCTCTACACCCCGCAGGCTCCGAACCTGTTCGACGGCTTCTTCACCCGCGGCCAGCTGGTCTACACGGACCCCAACCCATGCCCTGCCCACGGCCCTTGCGCCGCCCCGGCCGCGCCTCCCGCAGGAGCGACGGTCCTCATGCAGATCAATGGGACCGGGCCGATCTTCAGCTTCTTCGAGGGGCTGCCCGAGAGCAACGACTTCGCCGACATCGGCATCGACGAGCCGGGCGAGAACGAGACGCTGGCGGGCCTGATCTCCAGCGTCCACATCTGGGTGGCCACCCCAAATGTTTCGTTCTTCGAGCTCAAGCAGGCCAGCTGGTCGCCGTGCGAAGGTCTCGACACAGCTTGCGGCCTGGTCATCAACCCGACGGACGGCGCTGCGCCGGAGCCGTCGACCTGGGCGATGTTCATCGCCGGCTTCAGCCTGATGGGCGCGCTGGCTTACTTCCGGGGTAAGAAAGCCAGCCCGGCTTCTCCAATTGCTGGAGCTGCCTAAAAGCGCCTGGGTCACATCCGCAGGGATCGTGACCCTCGCTGTTTCCCTGGGAGCCCGCCACGCCACCGGCGGCCCCAGCGCCCTCGAACCGCTCGCCGCGGTCACCAGCTGGGCGGGCGCGCTCCTGATCATCGTGGGGCTCGGGATGATGTTCTTTCTCGAGAGTTGAAGACCTGACGGGTTCTATGGCGTTCAAGGCCCCCTACGAGCGCCATGAACGGGGCCGCCGGCCCAGATCCCCATTGGGCTGGCGGCTTCCTTTCCCAATTCGGTCAAGTCCAGCCGGCGGCCGTTATCCGCTGCTCCGGCGACGTCCCGTAGCGCCTGTTCATCCCCCTGATCCGCACCGCCATCGCGGGGTTTATCCCGTTCTGCACTGAGCAGGCGACATACTGCAGGTCGTCGTGCGGATGAGAGTAATCTCCGTTGTCCTTATCAGGCGTGGGCTTGGCCTGCCCGTGCCTCGTATGCGCGAAGCGGTAGCCCCCGGAAAACCCGCGCACCAGCGTGGGGCAGCGCTTCTTGTCGATCAGGAGCGCCGGGCCGGCGTTCGACGCGGCGATCAGGAAGCTCTCCACCGCCCTTATCCGCGGGTCGATGTCGTTGGTCGGCGCTGGGACGGCGTTGAAGCCGGCGCGCGCCAGCAGGTCGAACGCGGTTTCCTCGTAGAGGCTGTCCCTAAACCTTCCCGACGGGTCGCCGACGACAAGCGTGGGCAGGCCCATGTATCGCTCCTGCGCCATCGCCGGCCTCAAGTTCTGCCTTAAGTGCAGCTCGAGCCCGACGTCGCCGGGGACTTCCTCCAGCACGAGAAGTCGCCCTTTGCTGTCGAGCTGGCAGACGAGAGACCATGGGTTCCGCCCAAAATCCTGGCCGACGATGAGCGGAAGCCCCGGGTTGGGCTGAAGCTCGTCGGTGACATGCCAGTGCAGCTTGAAGGTCTCTTTGTAGACGGCGGTCCCGCTAGGGTCGTCGCCGTATTCAGCGTCGACATACCGGCGTCTCCAGGCGGGCGAGTGCTGTCGTGCGAGCCGCTCATAGTAGGTCCTCCCCTGGGCGATCCTCTTTTCGTCCGTCACCGGCAGCTTGATGGTTTCGGGCGTCTGGAGCAGGTTCGCCAGGTTCTCCGCGCCCACCGAAAGCCCGCCCGGCTGCTTCCACACGTCCCAGTCGGGAGGTTTATTCAGCTCCAGAAGCTCGTGCCACTCGCCGCCCTCGGTGGGGAAGTTGCCGTCGGCGATGATCCCGAACCAGCTGGCCCCGCCCGCGGCGGAGGGCGGATAGCGTCCGACACGACCCGCCATCGCAGGGAAGAGCGCCGGGTCGATCTCGGGGAATTCGTTGACCCAGATCCCGGTCAGCTGGGCCGACAGAAGCCTTTGTTGATCTCTTTCATCGTCTAACGGGATTAGATAAATCTCGCTGACGATGTCGCGCCACTTGAGGTGGATGGTGCTCTCGCTCACCCTGAAGTCTGTTACCGGGGCCACCCATGTATAAAACTCTTTCAAGACGGTTAATTTGATTTGTTGTAAAGTAGCACGAACAATAGCAAAGCGGGTACGTCGTATTCCATCAGGTCCTTTAGTTTGCTGTTGTGCTCTTTTAATTATCTCCATTAAACAACCAGTCGATTTACCACTACCAACTGGCCCCATTATTAGCCTGCAGAACGCTTCACTCTTCATAAAGCGTCCGATCGTGGGCGTCGCCGAATAGATCATTCGCCGTGCTTTCCTTCGACGTAGCCGGCCTTGAGGTCTTCGTTGAGCCCGTCGTTTCTTACTTCCGAGGTAAACTCGAACAGCTCGGTCCCCACCGTCCTTAAATTCTCGGGGCCTGGTGTGACGTCGATCACAGGGCCCCCTACCACCGTGCTGTCGTCGCCGATATTGATGGTGAGGGTGAATTTCTCCGGCGCGACCTCGTTCGGGTCGCGCTCACCGATCCCCGCCAGGACCCTTGCCAGCTTGTAGGCTTCGACACGGCTGGCCAAAGTCTCCCTGCTGTCCTTGGCCGACTGGAACAGGCTGGGGAGCCCGTCCTCCACCCCCGCGAGCGCCTTGAACTTGACCCGCTCGCGGGTGTTCATGGTCGATCCCCACTCGACGGTGATCTGCTCCATGAGCCTCTGGAAGCGTCCCATAGCCTGGATGCGGTCGAATTCCTCCCACGAAACACCGTAGCGCTTCAGGATGTCTTCGACCTCGTAGATCCCCATCGCCAGCTCGCGCGCCAGGATGGGAAGCTTGTCTTCGAGCATCAAAGTATCGGCCATCGGGGCCCTTCCTCTCCACTTGAAACAAGCATATAGAAAACCATGGCTGTGGAAAGCTTGCCTCAACGGGGAGTGTTGCGGGTTGTCTCGCCCGGACAGCTTTCCGCCTCCATGCAACAAGCTGCCGAGCAGAAAGCGACGCTCTCGTCGCCGACCGATCCGCAGGTCGTCAACGCCCTTAGCCAGTTCATCAAAACCCAGTACGACATCATGCGCCGGCACAGGGACACTGTGGCGGCCGGGTGGTCTGAGAGACTTCTCTCAGCCATGCGGATGTTCAACGGCGTCTACGACGCCACCAAGCTGCAGGAGATACGCAAATTCGGCGGCTCCGAAGTCTATGCGCGCATTGTCTCCATGAAGTGCAGAGGAGCCTCTTCCCTCTTACGCGACATTTACCTCGGCCCCGAAAGGCCCTGGGGCCTCTCGCCCGACGAAGACCCCAACATCCCGCCGGAAATCCTCGACGCGATCAGGACGCTGGTCACTCAAGAGAGTGACACGCTCTCGCAAACGGGCGCGCCGCCGCAGCCCGACAAGATCCGCGATCGCGTGACGATGCTGATCGAGGCCGCGCGCGACGCTGCCAAGCGACGAGCCAAGGACCAGGCGAAGATCTCCGAGGAGAAGCTCGACGAGATCCTGGTCGAGGGCAAGTTCTATGACGCGTTCGCCGAATTCCTGACCGACCTGCCTCTATTCCCCTACGCCGTCATCAAGGGGCCCGAAGTCCGGATCGTTCCGACCGTCAGCTGGCAAGGCCAGCGCGCCACCACCGCCAACAAGCCTCGTCTGTTCTGGAAGCGCTGCTCGCCGTTCGACGTTTACTGGACGCCCGGGGTCGCGAACATCGAGGACGCGAACGTCATTGAACGCACCAGGGTGACGCGCGCCGACATCAACGATCTGCTCGATCTTCCGGGCTACGATGTCGAGGCTGTCAGAAATGTTCTCGAGGCTTACGGCCGCGGCGGCCTCCAGGACAACTGGGATACAACCGATGCCGAACGCGCAGTCCAGGAGAACCGCGAAAATCCGAACTTCAACCAGAGCGGCTTGATCAGCTGCCTCGAATTCCACGGAAACGTGCAGGGCCGGACGCTCCTCGAAGGCGGCTTCCCGCCGGCGCAGATCGAAGACCCACTGCGAGATTATTTCGTGCAGGCGTGGATGATCGGGCCCTACGTAGTGAAAGTACAGATGTCGCCGTCGCCCAGAAAGCGCCATCCGTACTACTCCACGAGCTTCGAAAAAGTCCCCGGGACGCCGGTTGGAAACGGTCTCCCCGACATCCTGAGCGACATTCAGGAAGTCGCCAACGCCACGCTGCGATCGCTGGTCAACAATCTCAGCATCAGCTCAGGTCCGCAAGTCGTCATCCAGGTCGACAGGGTCGCGCCCGACGCCGACATCCAGAACCTCTACCCGTGGAAGCGCTGGTTGGTGACGAGCGATCCCATGGGCAACAGCGCCCAGAAACCCGTCGACTTCTTCCAGCCCAACAGCGTCGCAGGCGACCTGATCCAGATTTACGGAAAGTTCAGCGACCTGGCCGACGAAATGTCCGCCATTCCTAAATACCTCTCGGGTAACTATTCCGGCGGAGCCGGTCGAACCGCTTCGGGTCTCGCCATGCTGATGGGCAACGCGAGCAAGATCCTGCAGACGGTGGCCGCCAACATCGACCGCGACGTCATCAAGCCGGCTCTCGACGTGCTCTACGACATGGTCATGCTTACCGATACTTCGGGGCTTCTTACGGGCGAAGAGAACGTCCGCGTGATGGGCGTGCAGGTCGCCGTGCAGAAAGAGACCATGCGCGCCCGCCAGATGGAGTTCCTGCAGGCCACGGGCAATCCGATCGACATGCAGATCATCGGCCCGCAAGGCCGTGCGTCTGTACTCAGGAGCGTGGCGCAAGGGATCGGTCTCGACGGCGAGGACATTGTTCCGAGCGAGAGCGAGATCCAGCAGAAAATGAACGCGGCTCCTCCTCCCGGCGGGCCGCCAGGCGCGCCCGGGCGGCCCTCCCCGCCCGGCGTGACGCCGGATCCGGGCGCGGGAGGTGGTGGATCCCAGCTCCCGCCCGGGGCTCAGAAAGAAATGCACCAGGCGGCGAACCCGCCGCAGCGCAACGACGCAAACTCGGGCATGTCGCGCGGCGGCATGGTCGACATGCAGCACACAAACATCACTTAGGAGACCCCTATGGCTAAAGGCATTGCAGTTGCGACAGGCGCGAAGGGCGGCAAGATGGCGGCCCCGTTCGCGGCTAAAGTTGGCTCCCCGTTCGCCGCCAAGGCTCCGCCCCCTCCCGGCCCCAAGTCGCCCAAGGGCATGACCGGGGCCGGCGGCGCGCCCGCGTTCAAGAAGGGCGGCAAGGTCAAATAGGAGACCTCGATGGCCAAGCTCAGCCCGAAAGCCGATATGGCGGCCGACAAGAAAGCTGGTATTAAGGAGGGGTCAAAGAAGGACCTTGCGCTTGACAAGAAGCGCGGGGTGATCAACGCCCCGATCCAGAAAGCTGCTCATAAGGGAGCAAAGCGATGACGCGAGAGTACCCCAAGAAGCACAACAACGATCACCACCGGACGGCTGATCATCCGTCCGACCACCCGCTTGCGGGGCAGACCGGGCCGCAGCGCGACAGGACGGTCCCGATCTCCATCATTCACGACGAGGAGGTCGAGAAGGCCAAGGCCGAGATCGCTGCGCTGGTTCAGAGGGCTCGCGAAGTTCAGCTGGAGCGCGAGGACCCGCTCGCCGAAAAGCCGGAGATCGAGTTCATCAACGAGCTGCAGGATCTCTTCAAGCAGGTCCACAAGCTCAACGCCAGGTGGCTGGCGGACCCGGGATACGAGTACGTGCCGCCTCCGGCCCCCCTTCCGCAGCCCGGTCTTGAGCCCGCCCCTCCGGCCCCGGTCGACGAGCCGGCTCCCATCTGAGCTTACCTCGGGGGTAAAAGTCGAACATAAGGAGCGCGAACAATGGCCGCGAGCGGCAAATCTAAAACTGAAAAGTCGTCAACTCCTTCTTTTGCGAAAGGAGGGTCTGGCCACATGTTCCCGAAGCAGCACGCCGGGACGAAGGCTCCGGGCGTGACCGGCAAGGTGACCACCGGCGACGGCGGCAAGTTCGCCTCCGGCGGCTCCGGCCACATGTTCGGCAAGCAGTCCGCCAACACCAAGGTGGCGGGCCAGACCGGGAAGCCGTGATGGCCAAGATCCCTGGAGCCTGCAACCACACCGGCAAGTGCGCTCAGTCCGAGTTGCTGCCTAGCCGCCACGCGCTTGGCACGCTGACCAAGGGCGACCCGATGCGCCGCACGATCAACGACTACGCGAAAGCGTCGCCGGTCGGCGAGGGCGGTTTTGGCGGGTCGTCGATCATGTCGCTGCTGCAGCCGTCGGGCAAACTCAACCGGGTCGCATGACGCCGGAACAGAACCTGATCGTCGCCGCGGCAAGGCTGGCGCACGCCGCGCCGGACAGCTGGGACGAGTACATCAAGGCGTTCCACGCCTATTCGTGGAGCCTGGCGGAGCACGTCGTCTCGAGCCCGCCCGACGTCCTTATCGTCAATCAGGGGCGCGCTCAGGGCGTCTCCGGGCTTGGGCGGCTGCTTGCGGACTGCCGCAAGACTGCGAACGCCATGGAAGAAGCCAAGAAGGTTTGAGTATGGTCCAGGTTGTCAGCCCCGCGCGCGAACGCCCGGTCGATCCCAACACGGTGATCCCGCCTGTCGTAGCCGCCAACGCTGCTGTAGCTAACGCGCTTCAGGAGCAGTTCATCAAGGAACAGGCCGAGGCGAATAACGAAGAGCCTCCGAAGGAGCGCAGCGACGCTCCTGCCGAGCCGCCTGCTTTCCGGTCAGCCTCCCCCGCACCCGCACCCGCGCCTTCTGGCGAAGATGAGAGCTGGCAGAACCGCTATCATTCGATGAAGGGCCGCTACGATCGGCAGGCCGAGCACATCAAGACGCTCAATGAAACGGTGCAGTCGCTGCAGCGGAGCATTGATCAGCTGTCGATGCAGCCGCGGCCGCAGGCCCAGGTTACTTCCGAGGTAAAACGGCTTCTGACCGACGAGGAAGTCAACGACTTCGGCCCCGAATTCCTCGACGTGGTTGGTCGGCGCGCCGAAGAGATCTTCATGCCGAGGGCGCAAGCCTACGAGGCGAAGATCAACCAGCTCGAAGCGCAGCTTCAGGGGGTAGGAGGCTTCGTTCAGCGCACCGGCCGCCAGGAGATGATGGACGAGCTCGACCGTGACGTGCCTGGTTGGAGGGACATCAATCTTAGCGAGGAGTTCAAGTCCTGGCTGGCCTTGCCAGATCCTTTTACTGGCGCTATACGTCATGAGCAGTTGAAGGCCGCCTGGGGTCGTAACGCTACACCGCAGGCCAAAGCCTTCTTCAAAGGCTTCCTCGCTGAAGAGGCTGTCACGAACCCCGCGAGGGTTCAGCCGGCTCCCGGCCCGCGCTCCCGCTCCAACGGCAGCCCGAGGCCCTCGCTGGAGGACTTCGCGGCCCCTGGCAGAGCCAAGTCCGCGGCGACTGGAAATGTCCCCGCAGAGAAGCCCGTCTACACCCGCGCCTTTATCTCGAAGTTCTACACGGACTGCGCCGCTGGAAAGTGGCGGGGCCGTGACGACGAGAGAAAACGTATCGACGCCGACATCTCGGCCGCGTCGATCGAAGGGCGCATCGCTTAACCCGGGCTGTCGCAGGGCAGCCTAAGCAAGGGCTGCTCTCATGGCATATCCCGTTTCCGGTACCCCATATCCGTCTGGCTCACCTGTAGCGACGCCGCCTTACTCGGGGACGTTCATCCCTGAAATCTGGTCGGGCAAGCTGATCGAAAAGTTCTACGCGGCCACAGTGCTCGCGGCGATCTCGAACACCGACTACGAAGGCGAGATCAAGAACCATGGCGACAAGGTGCAGATCCGCACCAAGCCGACCATTCAGATCAATGACTACCAGGCCGACATGCCGCTCGCAGCTCAGCGCCCGGCGTCCGCCAACGTCACCCTGACGATCGACAAGGGCAAGTATTTCAACTGCATTCTCGACGACGTGATGGAGATCCAGAGCGACATCAATATGATGTCGATGTGGTCTGACGACGCCGGCGAGCAGATGAAGATCGTCATCGACCGGCAAGTGCTCGGGGCGTCCGCCAACGGCGGGATCCTGCATCAGTCCGACGTCAAGAACATGGGCGTCGCTGCGGGTGCGGTCACCGGCAACATCAACCTGGGAGTGACTGGCACGCCAGTGACCGTCGTCCCGCGCAACCCCACCGCTGGTCAGATCGAAATCACCGACATGGTCCTGCGGATGGGCCAGGCGCTCGACGAGCAGAATATCCCTGAAACAGGCCGATGGGTCGTGATCCCGACCTGGGCCGCCACCATGATCAAGAAGAGCGAGCTTCGCGACGCTGCGTTGACCGGCGACGGGGTTTCCATCCTGCGGAACGGCCGGCTGGGAATGCTCGACCGCTTCACGATCTACTCGTCGAACCTGCTCCCCAGCGGCGTTGCTGGCGGCTTGGCGGCCGGCGAATACGTGATGTATGCGGGCCATGCCCACGGCCTCACGTTCGCCTCGCAGATGACCAAGCTCGAGACCCTCCGCTCCGAGATGACCTTCGGCACCCTTCTCAGGGGCCTTCAGGTGTTCGGGACCAAGGTGCTCGACGGCAAGGCGATCTCGGAAGCGATCGTCGTCGGAGGCTGATAGGGCCTTACTTCCCGGAGTAAGGTCGTGGCCTTCTATCTGCAGAATGTGGATGGCATCGTGGGGGAGGCGCGCACGTTGTTGCAAGACACCGTCGCGCCTTACCGCTATTCCGACGCTGACCTGGTGACCGAGCTGAACGTCGCCATCTACGAGGCGCGGCGGATCCGGCCTGATCTCTTCCTGCAGTACCGGGGCAAGAACCCCTACCCGGGGTTCACCGAAACGGACATGCATGTGCCTGTGCCGTTCGAGGACGTCTATCGTCCGGCGCTGGTCTACTACATTGTCGGGAAATGCACGCTCCGCGACGAGGAGGACACCGACGACAAGCGCGGTCTCGGCATGATACAGAAGTTCACCGCTCAGCTCATCTCGCTGCCGGGGTGAACGATGGAAAACGCTAGCGTCACTCGGATCTTCGACACCGCCAGGCTCAGGCTCCCCGGCGCGACCGACGGCGTCATGCAGCTCGAATTCACCAACGTGGTGCAGGAGTTCTGCGTCACCACCAACGCCTGGGTCGACGCTACCGACGTCGAGCTGCAGCCGAACACCAACCTCTACGACCTGGTACCGCCCGACGCCAACGGCGACATCAAGCGGATCATGTATGTCGAAAACCTCGATCGCGAAGCGCCGGCGTGGACTGCGCCAGCGTGGATGCCCGTTCCTGGCGTGATGCAGATCGGTTTCGTGCCGCAGGTCAAGCAGGACATCGTGGTGTTCGTCGCGCTGCAGCCGAACGAGCGGGGCTGCAAGCAGAGCATCCCGGGCGTGCCGGACTGGTTCTACACCGACTATACAAAGCAGCTCACCGACGGGCTGATCGGCTCCATGCTGGTCCAGCCGGCGAAGCCTTATTCAAACCCGCAGATGGGGCAGTTCTACCTCAAGCGGTTCCTCTCGGGCATGTCGACCGTCCGCATCCAGGCCGATAACGGGCGTCGCTATGGAGGGCAGCACTGGGCTTTCCCGCAAGGCTTCGCGGTCAAGCGGAGGAAATACTGATGATCACCAGCGGCGACGGGCTCATCTACAATGTTGCACGCTCTCACATGCTGACGAGCACGTTTCGCTGGACCGACCGCGACAAATTCGCTGTGCTCGCCGACACCGATTACAACTACAACGAACAGCACAAGACGTTTTACGACGTCGGCGCGTCGGCCCCGGCGTTGGAGTATGGCAGCAACGTCGTCCCCGGCTTGTTCGTCTCGGTCAATGCCTGGGCGGGGTCCGACCCGATCCAGTTTTCCGGCGAGAACTGGACGAAGCCGGTCGGATCGCTGCTGATCGCTCGGTACACCGGCGTGGTAGGGTCGGTCGCCGACGCTAACAACGGCGCGAAATATGAGCTGATCGCCTGCCTGACGGTGTTTCTTGGCGGGCCGATCTATCCTGACGGATCGCCGTTCAGCCTCACCTTCGATCAGAGCGGCGGCCAGCAAGGGTGGTTCCGTCCATGAGCATCGCTTTTGTCGCCGCCACCAACACTCTGCCGATCGACGGCTTCACCATTAACGGGTTCGGCATCACGGGCTTTCGCACCTTTGTGGCGGTGCCGGCGGACGCCGCTTTGTTCGCCGCCATAGGAAAGATCACTCCAGAGACCGACGATGATTGTTGCACCGGCGTAATGGTCCCGCCGGCGAAGGCTCCCTTGAGAACGCCATGGGGGACCAGGCAATGGTAGCGTTGATCGCCCGATACAACAAAACGCCGCTCGAGCGTCGGCAGCTGAAGTTCGATTATTCGAACTGGCTGTGCGACAGCGAGACCCTACGGAATTTCAACACCGAGGTTGAGCCGCAGCAGGACGACATTGACCCGACGCCGCTGACCGTCGACAGCGTGTTCGTGGTCAGCCCGACGGTGGCGAAGTTCTTCGTTCAGGGCGGCACCGAAGGGTTTCAGTACCGAATTCGTCTGCTTGCGCTGACCAGCGCTACCCAGCTCAAGGAGGACGGCGTCCTCTTCAACATTACACCCGGGGTAAGCGGATGAAACTCCTCTTCGCCAACAACGTCGTTCAGTCGCTGGTCATAGCCGCGGCTTCCAACGATCAATATCTCACGGTCGACAACGGCGCGGTCTTCCCGGCTCCAGCGGTGGGCATAGAGGCGTTCTACGTCACGCTCCAAAGCCCGGGCGGGGGCGCGGTTGAGATCGCCCTGTGCACGGCGCGCGCCGGCAACGTGCTGACGGTTCAGCGCGGGGCCGACAGCACGGCTGCTCGTCCATGGGTTGTCGGCGACACGATCTCGATGCGGACGACCGCTGCGAACCTCAAGGACTTCTACGACGCCAACTATCCGATCACCGGCGGCAATCTCCAGGGGCGGCTGTTCCTGGCGCTCGACCCGACAGTGCAGAACGAGGCGGCGACCAAGAACTACGTCGACGGCAAGACGGCGAGCGTTTACGCCACGAACGCCGAGATCGACAGCAACACCCCGCCGAGTGACAAAGCGGTTTCAGCCAGCGGGCTGCGCTCGATCACTGCTGGCCAGCTTGTCACGCTGGCTACGACCACCAAGGCCGGCTTAATTCCGGCGATCAACGAACTGAGGGGTCTGATCTCTGGGGCCTTGTCCGGGGCGCAGTTCTGGGGCGTGTTCGACGCCAGCACCGGAGTAATATCCTGGAACCCAAGCTCGGGGCAGGGCGGCAACACGCTGCCCACGCCTGCGCCAAGCAATATAGGGCACTACCTGATCGCTTCCAAAGGCGGTGCGTTGCCGCCTGGCGGCGCGCCCGCGGGCACCTACTATCCTGGCGACTGGTTGATTTCCGATGGCGCGAGCGTCTGGTATCACCTGATCACTGGCACCACAGGCACGGTCAACGCTTCGAGCGTGGTGGTGAACCCGACAGTCGGAGGGGCGTCCGACGTTCAGACGGCGCTGACCAGCATGTACACCGCTTCAGGGAACTTTCTTCAGGTGACCGGCGGGACGATGACGGCTGCTGGCAACATCACTTTCACGCTTCCTGCAGCCAAGACAGCGCGTCTCAACGGCAACAACGCGACGTTGAGCACGATCGACAACTTCGGGATCGACGCAGGAGTTTACTGATGACCAACATTCTCCAGACCCTGCGGACGAATACGCCGAACAAGGTGCCGGCGGCGGCGACGCGGCAGCCTGGCGAGTTGTGGATCAACCAGCCCGACAACCAGCTCGGCTTCATCGACACGACCCAGACCGCGGTGCCGCTGCTAGCGGTGCGGAATTTCGTTGCGACGACGGCCTATGTGTCGGGCGACTTCGTCGTTCAGGGCGGACATATCTGGAACGCCAAGGCGGCGGTCCCGGCGGGCGCGTTCAACGCTTCGCAATGGACCCAGCTCGCGTCGATGGCTGACGTCGCCGGGGCTTACCTGCCGTTGACCGGCGGGTCGCTGAGCGGCTCACTGTCGTGCACCCAAGCGTTTGGCATCAGCGGAACTACGGCAGCCAATCGCCAGATCACTGGGTACACTTCGGGCAGCGCGCGCTGGGCGGTGACGCTCGGCACCGCCGGAGCTGAGAGCGGGGCGAACGCCGGTTCTGATTTCGGGATCACGGCTTTCTCCGACACCGGCGTGTTCCTGTCGAACCCGATCCTGATCACACGCAAGACTGGGACCGTCAACTTCGCCACGGTTCCTTACGCGCCTGGTTATGGGGTCGACGGCGCGGCTGGGACTTACCGCTCAGTGTCCGCCACCACTGGCGGAAAAGCGCGTTGGACCATGGTCATGGGCGACGCTGCCGCCGAGACCGGGGGCAGCCTCGGGTCGAATTTCGTTTTGCAGAGTTTTGACGACAACGGCACTTTTCTCAGAGCGCCGCTGACCATTCGTCGCTCGGACGGCGTCATAACTTTTGGCGCAACGACGGTCTGCACTTCCGGCGTGGTCATGTCGGCCGGCGACGCCAACCCGTCTTTCAACCTGACGAGCAGCGGGCAGAGTACGCTGGGGTACATGCGCTACGTCAACGGCTCCAACCTGCTCCAGTTGATCAACAACAGCGGCGTCGGGTCGGCGATGATCAACTCGGACACCAGCTTTCAGATCAACAGCGCGACCGCTTACAAGCCGGGCGGCGGGTCGTGGACCGCGCCATCGGACGCGCGCATCAAGGACGTCAAGGGCGATTACAAGAAGGGCCTCGACGACATCCTCAAGCTTAACCCGGTCGTCTACACCTACAAGGCCAACGACACGCCGACCGACGACGTGAACGATGGGATCCTGCAAGAGGGCGAGGCGAAGCCGAAAGTTACTTCCGCGCCTTTCCCGGCCTCGGTGCACTACAACGTGGCGCTCGAGCAGACATCGTTCGTCGGCCTGGTGGCGCAAGCCACCGAGACAATCTTCCCCGACATCGTGTCCAAGACCGAGAGCCACATCGACGGTAAGAAGGTGGAGGATCTTCGCCACATCAACCCGTCGAACCTGATCTACGCGCTGATCAACGCGGTTAAAACGCTGAACGCGCGTATCGAAGTTCTCGAGGGAACGGCGACTGGAAAGTCAGGATAATGGGCGTCACCGAGGAAGCTGGCAAGGTTGGGCAAGCGGCGGTCAGCGCGATGGCCTCGACGCCGCTGGCGATCGCTTTGCTCGTGGTGAACGTCGGCTTTCTCGGTTTTGCTGGCTATGTGCTCGGTGAAGTCGCCGCCAACGCTTCCGAGCGTAACAAAGGCCAGATGGACCTGATCGCCAAACTCGTCGGCGACATCCGCGACTGCCGCGGCGGGGTGCATCCGGACAAGTCCAGCCTGATTTATTATCCGCCGAGCCCGCTCGAATGACCAAGCTCACGACGCATTTCAGCTTGGAGGAGTTCACGGACAGCCAGACTGCGGCGCGCCGGGGCATCGACAATATGCCGGCGGACAGGAGCGATGAGATGAAAAATCTCCAACGCACCGCCAAGACGATGGAGAAGGTTCGGAACGTCCTTAACAACGAGCCGATCTTGATCAGCTCAGGGTACCGCAATCAATGGCTCAACTCGGCGATCGGCGGGGCCAAGAACAGCGCCCACACGCATGGGCTTGCGGTCGACTTCACTTGTCCTGGCTTCGGTACGCCGCTCGCGATCTGCAAGGAGCTCGAACCGCACATGAAAGAGCTTCAGATTGACCAGCTCATCCATGAGTATAATACCTGGGTGCATCTTGGTCTGAGGGACAGCGCGCCGCGTCACGAGGCCCTGACCATCGACACGAACGGCACGCGGCTCGGCTTTGCTTAGAAAGTTACCTCGGAGGTAAGCCTATGACCAAGCGCTCGCAACGACGCAAATTGGAGATGTACGGCTACACGAGCGATGGCCGCGCTCTGTCGAGCGTCACCGCGCCGGCGAACACTACGCTGCCGTCCCAGGTCGGGCCCGGCAAGGTTGGCGTGACGCAGGTTTGCAACCCTGGCGTCTGGACTGGCGCGTACGCCCGAACTTCCTATCAATGGAAGATCAACGGCGTCTCTATCCCAGGCGCGACTGCGGTCGGTTACACGCCCCAGGCGTCCGACGCGACCAAATCCCTGACTTGCGTTGTGACGGCTACGAACCCGGCGGGCTCGGTCCCGCTGGCGACTAACTCGGTAGTGGTGGTTCCATGAGCAGCAAAAAGAAAGCCCAAGAGAACGACACTTTCGAGGAGGAGCTTGTCGAGACCCTTAAGCAGGACAAGCCGCCTGGCGCGTTCGAGGTCGTGGTCGAGGATTACGAGGCCGACGGGCCTTCGACCATGCAGGGTCCGACGATCGAGGCCGAGGACAAGGCGAAGGCGACCGACAACGAGTTCGGCGTCGATCTCTCGCATCTCACGCCTTCAGCGCGCGAGCGCACGCTCGAGGAGATGCGGGCGGGCGCGGCCAAGGCAGGCCGGGGCGAGCACGATCCCAAGAAGACGAAAGCGTAATGCTCGATGGCGCGCAAACCCCCGCTGGCGGTGGAAAAATTTGGAGGGATGATCCCGATCCTCGATGATCGGGCGCTGCCGGATCAGTTTGCCTCCAATTCCGAGAATTGCGCGCTCTACGGCCAGGTGCTTCAGGGCTTCAACATCCCGAACACCGTCCACACGATGGCTGCCCCGCATAAGCAGTACGCCTTCCGGGTTCCCAACGACTACACCAAGACCCAGCTTTACGACCCATCCACCTGGATGGAGTTCGTGCACCCGGACACTTCTGTCATCCACACGCCGACGGTCGAGGACCAGTTCGATCGTTATTACTGGGTCGAGCCCGGGAAGCCGCCGCAATACAACACCGCGGACCGGATCCGCCTCGGGCAGCCGGCCTACCTCCTGGGCGTCACTACGCCTTCGGTTGCTCCCGGGGTGACGTCGTCGGGCGGCTCGGGGTCGGTCTTCGTCGCGCGTTCCTACGTCTACACCTGGGTCAGCGCCTATGGCGAAGAGGGCCCGCCGTCCCCTTACACATTGTGGAACGGGCAGGAAGACGACACCTGGTACATCACCCTGACCCCGCCGACGACGCAGGAGAAGGTCGGTCGGCCGCTGACCAACACCAACATCTACCGCACGATCACCAGCACCAACGGGGTCGCGACCTACTTCTATATCGGGCAGATCCCGATCGACCAGACGACCTTCACCGACGGGTGGGCCGACGACATCATCAGCGGCAACGCCCAGCTGCAGAGCACCGACTGGGGCAAGCCGCCGGCGACGCTGCAGGGCATGGTCTCGATGCCGAACGGGATCATCATCGGCTGGGACGGCACCGACGTATGGTTCTGTGAGCCTTACAGGCCCCATGCGTGGCCTTCGGCCTACGGGCTGACAGTCGACTATAACGTCGTCGGCGTGGGCGTGTACGGGCAATCTGGGGTGCTCTGCACCGAAAGCGAGCCCCACGTCGTGACCGGCAACCATCCTGCGGTCATGACGATGCAGAAAATCAACGTCATCGAGCCTTGTCTTTCCAGGGGTTCGATCGTCGCCGGCACGCAGGGCGTCTATTACGCCTCGCCGAACGGGCTCGCGCTGGTCAATCCCGCGGGCGTGTCCCTGATCACCAAGGCGATTATCGGCACCCGGACGTGGCAGCAGCTGGTCGATCCTTACGGGCTCAGGGCTGTGCGCTACTCGGGCGTCTACATGGCGTTCGACTGCTCCACAGATCTCAACCAGTTCGGCGGGATCATCGACCCGACTGACCAGCGGGTAGCGTTCTGCCGGCTCTCCACCAAGGTTCCGGCCGACAACGTCCTTGTGGATGTGTGGAGCGGGCGGTTCATCGTTATGTCCGGCGGCGTCATCTATGAGTTCGACCCGCCCGACACGGCCCAGCAGATCGTTTATTCGTGGAAATCAAAGCGTTTCCACACCAAGAAGAAAACCAATTTCGGCGTGGTGAAGGTCTATTTCGACGGGTTAGCGGCTACTCCTGTCGACGACGCCAATCCGTGGAGCGTAGCGAACCGCGCGGTTCTGCCTGTCAACGTGCCGCTGCAGTTCCGGTTGTGGGCCGACGACCGGCTTGTCTATGACCAACCACTCTACAAGTCCGGAGACCAGGTTTCGCTGCCGGGCGGGTTCAAGGCCGAGTGGTGGCAGTTCGAGATCATCGCGCAGGTGGATTGCGTGTCGGTGCATATGGGGGTGGACGCCAAGGATCTCGCCGCGGTGTGAGGTTTACCTCGGGAGTAAGTTTTGACGGCAGTCACAAAGATCGAACCGACCTTCAGCCGCAAAGGGCTGTTCGCTGCGGTTCCGTCGCCCCAATCGTCGGTCGAGGGGCTGCTCAATGTCGTCGAGGCGCTGAAGATCGACGTCGAGCAACTCATAGGCACGCGCGGCACCAACAGCACTTCGGCGGTGCTGTTCGGCGATCTGACCGGCCCGATGGACGCTCTCAAGGATAGTCTCGGAGGAGGCGGGGGAGGGGGAGGGTCAGGGCCGCCAGGGCCAGCTGGTCCGCCGGGACCGACAGGCGCGACAGGCCCAGCTGGGCCCAAGGGCGCGACAGGCGCAACGGGCGCGACAGGCGCAACCGGCCCGCAAGGCAGCCCCGGCCCGGCAGGTGCAGCTGGTCCGACTGGTCCGGCAGGCCCGACAGGGCCGCAAGGAGCGGCCGGCACCGGTATCAACGTCAAGGGCCAGGTGGCGACGGTCGGCGATCTGCCGATGACGGGGAACGCCGACGGCGACGCTTACATCGTCCAGTCTACCGGCGACATGTGGATCTGGGACGCCGAGACCGGGGCCTACATCAACGCTGGCCCGATCCAGGGCCCAAAGGGAGACACAGGGCCTGCTGGCCCGGCAGGTCCAACAGGCCCCACCGGCCCGCAAGGCGCGCAGGGCCCGATAGGCTTGACCGGCGCGACCGGCGCGCAGGGTCCGAAGGGCGACATTGGCGACACCGGCCTGACCGGGCCGCCAGGAGCGACGGGCGGTGTTGGCCCGGCTGGCCCGCAAGGCCCCATAGGCTTGACCGGCGCGACTGGCCCGCAGGGCCCGATAGGCTTGACCGGCGCGACCGGTCCAGCTGGCGCTGACAGCACGGTCCCCGGCCCGACTGGGCCGCAAGGCCCCATAGGCTTGACCGGCCCGCAGGGCGCGAAAGGCGACACCGGCCTAACTGGGGCGACGGGTGCGACCGGCCCAGCTGGCGCTGACAGCACGGTCCCCGGCCCAGCAGGTCCGCAAGGCCCGATCGGTCTTACCGGCGCTCAAGGCCCGAAGGGCGACACTGGTCTTACCGGCGCTACTGGTCCAGCCGGCGCAGACAGCACGGTCCCCGGCCCGACCGGCCCGCAAGGTCCGATTGGTCTCACTGGCGCGACTGGCCCAGCAGGTCCGCAAGGCATACCGGGCACGGCTGGGGCGACCGGCGCGCAAGGCCCCAAGGGCGACACTGGCCTGACTGGCGCTACTGGTCCAGCTGGCGCGGATAGCACGGTGCCGGGACCGACAGGCCCGCAAGGCATACCGGGCACGGCTGGGGCGACCGGCCCCCAAGGGCCGAAAGGAGACACGGGTGCGACCGGCGCTACCGGCCCTGCTGGCAGCACAGTGGCGTCAGGCGTCACGTTCACGCCCACGGGCAACGTCGCTGCGACGAACGTGCAGGCCGCCATTGCTGAAGTGGACAGCGAGAAAGTCGCCAAGGCCGGCGACACGATGACTGGCAGCTTGACCATCAACACGACGGGGCTTTCCCAGCTCGACCTTTGGCGCGTCGTCGGTCAGCGCGCCAACATCCGGGTCTTCGACCGGGCGTCGGGCACGCTTCGCTGGACAGACATCGTCGGCGATGAGACCGCTGAAGGCGGCTCCAACGCCGGGTCGAACAGGCAGCTGTACGCTCACGACGACACCGGGGCTGCGCTCGGCACCGTCTATTCGATCAATCGCGCGGCACGCACTTTCACGTTCACCAACCAGCCGGTGATCCCCGGTTTCGCCACGCTTGCTTCGCCGACGTTCACCGGCGATCCGAAAGCGCCGACGCCCCTAGCCAGCGATAACGACACCAGCATCGCCACCACGGCGTTCGTGACCAGCGCGATTTCGACGGCGGGCGCGGGCTACGTTCACGACACCGGCGACACAATGACCGGCAATCTGAAGATCTCGGTCGCCAATGGCGCACTCGGTCTGTTGGTGGCAGGGCCGACCAAGGCGGCGCGCTTTGTAAGCAGCGCCGGCGGCTTCTCCATTGAAGGCGTCGATCAGACCGGAGTGGGCTCATATCAGCCACTGTCGCTCATGGGGTCAGCGATCAATATCAATGCGCCCGTTACGGTTCTGGCGAACACGACCTTCACGCTTGGGCAAGACCCGGCGCTCGCCATGCAGGCGGCGACCAAGCAATATGTGGATAATGTCACTCTCGATGCCGGGACATTCTGATGGGCATCATTTTCAACAAGCCCGAGTTCACCCGCGCGATCTGCGACAAGGCGCACGCGATCGTCAATATCGAGTTCGACGTCAGCTTCGCCAGCGTCGCCAACGGCAAGCTCCTGGGTGGAGTTGTCTTCACGGCATGGACCGGCCGCGGCGGCTCCGTGGGAGGACACGTTGCGTCGTGGCACCCGCGCTGGTTGACGCGCGATCTTCTCTTCGTGTCGTTCGACTACGCGTTCAACGGACTAGGGGTCAAAAAGATCTTTGGCACGGTGCCGTCGGACAACATCAAAGCGATCTCTCTCAACCGCCGCTGGGGCTATCGGGAAGAGGTCCGCATCTCCGGTGTTTATCCTGGCGCGGACATGGTACTCATGTCGCTGCAGCGGGAGGATTGCCGTTACCTCGGCTTGAAGTCGCGCTTTCGCGTGACGGAGGACGCATAGATGGGTTCGAAAGCTCCCGACCCTCCCGACTATACGCCGATCGCAATGGCGTCGATGCAAAATTCGGAAGCGGGTCAGCAGTTCGCGGAAGACCAGCTCGCCTGGTCGAAGCAGCAATATTACGACAACAAAGCGACGACCGACAAGATTGTCGACATGTCGCTGGCCAACGCGCAGATCCAGCAGGACGAAGCGAAAGCTGCTTACGACCGCTACCAGACTTCTTATCAACCGGTAGAAGACCAGCTCCTCGGCCAGGTCGAGGACTGGGCGTCACCGACGCGCATCGCCCAGCAGGAAGGCGCAGCCGAAGCGACCGCCCAGCAGCAGGGCGCGCAAGCTCGTACAGCTTCGCAGCAGCAGCTCGAGAGCTTCGGCATCAATCCGTCGAGCACGCGCTATGCGGCGATGGACGTCGGCAATCGCACGGCGACCGGCGCGAGCGCGGCGGCCGCGGGCACCAACGCCGCGAACCTGGCGCAACAGCAGCAGCTCGGCCTCGAGAGCGAGGCGATCAATATCGGTCGTGGCTATCCCGGTCAGGTCTCAAACGAATTTACCGGATCGACCAGCGCCGGCGCGTCGGCCAACAACGCTCAGAACGCGACGTTCGCGACTGGCTCGACCGCCATGAATTCCGGCTTCTCGACCGGCATGGGCGTGTCGAACAACGCGCTGTCGACCTGGGGCAACACGCTCAACATGGGTTACAGCAATGCGCTCAGCGCGTCGCAGCAAAGCTCGGGCATAGGCGGAGCTCTCGGCAGTATCGGCGGCGCGGTGCTGCCAATGATGATGGGCATGGCCGACGGCGGCGCGGTGCCGACGATGGGCTACGCTGGCGCTGGGCCGGTCGTTTCTTACCCCGGAGGTAACATCCCTCCTGCTGCTGCTGCTGCGCCTCCGGTCGACGGCGGCGCGGTCCCCACGGGCGCGCCTGGAGCCGCTCGGGCTCTTCCGCCCGGCGACACCGACACTACTCACGCGGCGCTCACGCCTGGCGAGTTCGTCATGCCGCTTAAAACCACACAATGGTATGGCGAGAAATTCTTTCAGGATCTGATCGCCAAGGCCGACAAAGCGCAGGCGCAGGCGAAGGCCAAACCGTCGCCCACGCCGTTGCCGCCTGGGCCGCCGACGTTCGTGTCCAAGCCAGGGCCGCCGCAAGGCGCAGTGCCGATGGGGGCTGCTTAAATGTCTCTCAGCGCAGAGCTCAAGGATTTCACGTCGGGCTTCAAGTCCAGCTTCGACATGTACACGAAGTACAAGCGCGAGAAGGACCTGGCTGACTATCGCAAGGCCAAGCTTGCCGACCAGACGCTGCCGGCTGATTTTGGGCCGGGCGCTGGCGGCAGCGGCGGCGCATCAGGCGGTGCGAGCGGCGGGACTAAGCTGTCGCCCGACGAGCAGAAGCAGACGGCGCGCAAGATCTACTCGTCGCTGCTCGACAAGGGCTACAACACCAACGCGGCGGCGGGCATCACCGGCAATCTCTGGCACGAGAGCGGCGGCTTCGGCGGCGGCTCGGGCGACAGCGGCAGCGCGCACGGCATCGCCCAGTGGCGCGGCGATCGCTGGACGAAGATGCAGGAGTTCGCCAAGGCGCGCGGCAAGGATCCGAACGACCTCAACACCCAGGTCGACTATCTCGATCAGGAACTGCGCACCGACTACAAGAGCGCCTACAATCTTCTGCAGCACGCGGGCGACGTCAAGACCGCGACCGGCATCTTTGCCGACCAGTACGAGAAGCCCGCAGGGTCGGGCAAAGGCAATTACACCGGCATCAACGGCTGGGGCAGCCGGCTCAACTTCGCTAGCCAGGTCAGCAATTTTGGCGGCGGTGCGATTGGCACCAAATCAGCGGCGTCGCCGAGAGCGGCACCCGCGCTGCCTAAAGCCGCTGCGCCAGCGCCCAGGCAGAACGCTTCTGGCGGGATGACGGCGAGCCTGGGGACTGCTCCTCCGTCTGTGGCGACGGCTGCGCCATACATGGGCGCACCCCCGCCCGAGGCCCAGATCGGCCAGGACACGACGTCGAGCGCTACTGACGAGGATCAGAATGCGTTCGCGATGAACGACCAGGATCAGGACCCGGAAGACGTTCAGGGCGCGGCGCGTGGTGGCCTGATCAAGGGCTACGCTCGGGGCGGCGCTGTCGAAGAGCCTGATTTCACCAACGTCGAAAAAGGGGTCAACACCAATTACGCTCCGGCGTTTCGCAAGAGCCTGCTCAATCTGCAGCAGCAAGCTACGGCCGCCGGGATCAAGACAAAACTTATCTCCGGGGTAAGAACGCTCCAGGATCAGAAAGAGCTCTACGCCAACATGCTGGCGGGCAAGGCCGGCAAGCCCTTGCCGTTCCCGAAGCGCGGCGCGGTCAAGGTCGCGGCCGTTCCCGGCACGTCGCCCCATGAGCGCGGCGTTGCGGCGGATCTCCTCGCGGTCGATCCGAAGCAGCAGGGGGCGCTCGACAAGCTGGCGGCGAAAGACCCGAACCTGCAGACGGTCGCCGGCGATCCTGGCCACTATCAGCTTAACTCCGGAGGTAAGGGCGGCGCGCCGGACACGGCAGTCGCGTCCGCCGGCAAGGTGCCGCCGCCTCCTCCGCAGGTCGAGGAAGAGCCGGAAGAAGATCTGACGTCGGCGAGCAGCGACGGCGGTCAACCGGAGGAAGAACGCTCGGGCAGCGGCGCTCAGGCAATGGCCGACGCCACCGAACGTGGCCGCGCTAACCAGACGTATATGGCGTCCGAGCAGGCGTACACTCACCAGCGAAACATGCAGGAGAGCGCGGCCAACGAGCAGGCGCTCAGCCAGGAAGCCGTGGCGCGCTCGACGCCGCCTCCCCCGGCCGCTCAAGCCCAGCCTCAAGAAGCCGAGGGCGCGGCGCGCGGCGGGCTGATCAAGGGCTACGCGCCCGGCGGCGTGGTCGACGCCACTGGCTACATCGCGCCGAGCACGGCCACACTGTCCTCCGCCACGCAGGCGCTCATGCCGGCTGTGGCTGCTGCGGCGCAGGCGACGCCCGCTTCGCCTGTGTCCGTACCCACGACGACGGCGGCCGTGCCGACGACCACCACCGCTGCCCCTGCCGCAACGACTTCAGGCTCCTCTACCGCGCTGACGCCGGTCGCTGGCGCGGGCCAGGTCGAGAACACCTTCGGCAATGTCGAGCAGTCCGATCCCTACGGCGTTCAGGGCTACACGGATCCGGTTTCCGGCCGGTTGCTGCCGCGCGCCGCCGGGCAATTGCCGCAGGGCATGGACGCCCAGACGCAGGCGAGCATGATCGGTCCGCTCGGCATGGCGCATTTGCAGCAGGCCAGCACCGCTTCCAGTGAGGCCCCGGTTATCCCCGCCGTAACCGGCACTGATCGCGGCTCCGTATGGAACCCGACGACCAATCAATGGGAGGCGGGCGCAGGGTATACTTACGATCAGACCACCAAGGGATGGGTGCCCGCTTCTGGCAGCAACGCAGCCAAGACGGGCTACGCTGGAGGCGGCTCGGTCAGGGGCTACGCCGACGGCGGCGACGTCGTCGTTGACGACGAAGATGAAGGCGCGGTTTCCACTGCGCCCGCTCCAGCTCCTGTTGCGCCTGCTCCAGCCCCTGTTGCGCCCGCTCCCGCGCCTGCGGCTGTTCCTGCTCAGCCGACTGTGACCGGTGACGCGCGCACTCGTGTGGGCGCGCCGAGCAACCTGAATG